AATGACGAGCATGGCAAGAAAGCCGCCAATCAGGTGGCACAGGTATTCGAGCCTAACAAATGTTTGATCATGAAGATGACAAAGAAAGATGCAAACGAATACATCAAAGACAACAAGAGGGAAGAGTTTACTCGTGCATGGTGGGATGCAAAGCCATACACACCAGCAGGGATTGTAAACCTTGCCGACATTGCTGATGACCTGTATAACGAAGAAGATGTGGAGACTGTACTGTATCCATACGATGGCTTGAACGAGAAACTGTTTGGTCTTCGTACTGGTGAACTGGTAACATTCACTGCAGGTACAGGTGCAGGTAAGTCCAGCATGATGCGTGAACTGATGTATCACCTGTTGGTAAACTCTGAGCACAACATTGGTATCTTCAGTCTGGAAGAAAACAAACGACAGACTGCATTCCATCTGATGTCTGTGGCGGCTAGTGACCGACTGTACATCAAAGAGATTCGTGATAAGTATACAAAGGAAGAACTTCGTAAGTTTGAAGACCCTACCATTCGTACTGGCAGATACTTTGCCTTCGATCACTTCGGGTCAATCACAACTGACGAAATCCTGAACCGTGTTCGTTACATGGTCAAGGCTTTGGATTGTAAGTTTATCATTCTTGACCACCTGTCTATTCTTGTGTCAGGTCTTGAGGGTGAAGATGAACGCCGAAACATTGACCAATTGATGACCAAACTTCGGTCACTGGTTGAAGAGACACGGTGTGCAATGTTACTCGTATCACACCTAAGACGTGCATCAGGCGACAAAGGCCAAGAGCAGGGCAAGGAGATTAGTTTGTCCATGCTGCGAGGGTCACATAGCATTGCACAGATTAGTGATGCTGTAATCGCCTTAGAACGAGACCAACAGGCAAATGATCCTGTGACTGCCAACACCACAACTGTTCGTGTTCTGAAGAACCGTTATGCAGGTGAGACAGGTGTGGCTACTTATCTTCAGTATGATAAGGACACAGGACGTATGACTGAGATTGAGAATCCATTTGATATGGATGAAGAACAAACAGACTTGGGAGATTTCCTATGACACTAAAACCAATACAGGGAGCAGTCAAAAGACCTTTCTCCCGAAGACTTTATGACATGGCTGATGCACCAGCCAAGTCTAAGGTGGTGAACTATCTCACTAACAATGGACATGAAATTCTTTCTGCAGAAGAAGACTTTAATGTTGACATCAAAAGCAAAAAGAACGATAATATGTACTTCAGTGAGGTTGAGATTAAATATGCTTGGAAGGGTGATTGGAATCCTAGTTGGAAAGAGATTAGGATTCCATATAGAAAGTACAGACTAATCAATCAGGTTCATGCTCTTGATAGTCGTCCTTTCTTTAACTTCTATATTCTAAGAAGTGACTTAGAGTATGCATGGAGAATCAAAGACTATGTTGTAGAAGAATCGGAAGTGAAAGAAGCAAAAGGCAGATACATCAAAGAAGGTGAGCACTTCTTCCACATTCCATATGAGAAAGCAGAGTTGGTAAAGTTATGAAAAAACTTGCGGTAGATATTGAAACAGATGATCTTGATGCGACAGTCATCCACTGTATCGCCGCCCAAGATGTTGATTCAGGGCAGGGGTATGTGTTTCGTAATAATGAAGTCATGTCCTTTCCTAAACTGGCTGACCAGTATGATGTCTTCATTATGCACAACGGCATCTCCTTCGATGCCCCTGTTCTGAATCGGCTGACAGGAAGCAAGATCAAACCTTCACAGGTTCGTGACACTCTTATCCTGTCACAACTTTCCGATCCATCACTTGATGGTGGTCACTCACTTGATGCTTGGGGAACTCGACTTGGGTTTCCTAAGATGGATTTCAAAGATTTCTCAACGTTCTCTGAGGAGATGTTAAAGTACTGTGTTAACGATGTGAAACTGACGGTAAAACTTTATAAGCACCTAATTCCAATGCTTAAAAAGTTTTCGCAAAGAAGCATAGAACTTGAACATACCATTCGTGCCATTGTAGACAGGCAGGAAAAGAATGGTTTCACTTTGAACGTTAAGGAAGCATCTTGTCTTGTGGCAAGATTATCAGAAGAAGCAATGAAGATCGAAGAAGAAATGCAACAGATCTTTCCACCTATTGTCGAAGAACGATACTCTGAAAAGACAGGCAACAGGTTGAAGGATAAAGTTACAGTATTCAATCCCGGCTCTAGACAACAGATTGCAAGCCGTTTGATGGAGAAGGGATGGAAGCCTACTAACTTTACGCCTACTGGTCATCCGATTGTGGATGAAGGCACATTGAAAAATGTGGACATTCCAGAGGCACAAAAGATTGCAAGGTATCTTCTGCTTCAAAAGAGGGTATCACAGATACAGTCTTGGATTGATGTCGTCAAAGAAGATGGCAAGGTTCATGGACGTGTGATGACCCTCAAGGCAATCTCTGGAAGGATGGCACACCACAGTCCAAACATGGCACAAATCCCAGCCGTTTATTCCCCATACGGCAAGGAGTGTCGGGCAGTCTGGACTACGACAAGCCCTGAATACAAATTGTTAGGGTGTGATGCATCTTCTCTGGAACTTCGGTGTCTGGCTCATTACATGGGCGATCAGTCCTTCACTGAAGAGGTTGTGGGTGGTGACATCCATACAGCCAATCAGAAGATGGCAGGGTTACAAACACGTGACCAAGCCAAGACCTTTATCTATGCACTTATCTATGGTGCAGGACCAGCAAAGATTGGTTCTATCGTAGGTGGTGGTGCAAAGGAAGGTAAGATGATTATGAACAGGTTCATGAGAAATATGCCAGCACTTCAACAACTGCGTGATAGGGTTGATGCGGCGGCACAGAATGGATATGTTCGTGGTCTTGATGGCAGGTTGTTGAAAGTTCGGCAACAACATGCCGCCGTAAATCTTTTGCTTCAGGGAGCAGGTGCTATCATCTGCAAAGAATGGTTACGGCAAATAACTTTAATGACGCAACGAGACTTTGATTATCGTCTTGTTGCGTCAATCCACGATGAGTATCAGTTCGAGGTTCGTGCTGAACAAGTAGAACGGTTTGGCTTCTTAACACAATCAGCAATGAAGAAGGTTGAGAAAGAACTGAATGTTCGGTGTCCATTGGATAGTGAATATAAAGTTGGAGACAACTGGGCAGAAACTCATTAATTAGTGTTGACAGGACTATTTTATTCCTGTACTATTATGTTATCAAATCAGCAGCAAGGACTGCACAGAAAGAAAAGGAGAAATAATATGAACGTACTTAAAGGTAAAGCACATTGGGCTTCTATCTCTTCACCTAACACCACATACGAACCTGTATGGAGTGTTGACTTGGCACTTGAAGGTGACCAACTGGCTAAAGCAAAGCAACTTGGCCTTCCCATCAAGAACAAGGGTGATGATCGTGGCGACTTCGTTAAGATCAAACGTAACGTAAAACGCCGTGATGGTTCTGAAAACAAACAACCTGCACTCAAGGATGCAAACAAACGTGACATTCTTGGTACTCTTGTTGGTAATGGTTCTGATGTGAACGTTGCATTCAAGACCTACGATTGGGAGTATGCAGGTAACAAAGGTGTAGGTACTGACCTGATGGCAGTACAAGTTGTTAACCTTATTCCTTACGGTGGTAGTGAGGATGATGCATTTGATGTTGTACCAGATGGCTTTGTGTCAGACGATGGTGACGATGCATTTGCTTCCATGGATGATGACATTCCTTTCGGCACATCCATTGCATCGTAAATAACAACATCAACAAGGGAGCAGCATTGTCAGGAATATGGCTGTGGGTTGGCTTGAGTTCGGGTGGGTACGCCAACACTTTTTGAAAGGAGAGATAATATGACAACAGACATGGTAAACAATCCATCTCATTACAATCAGGCTGGTATTGAATGCATTGATGCAATCATGGCGGCTACTGAAAATGGATTTGAGTATTATCTTCAAGGTAACATTATGAAGTATCTTTGGCGTTACCGTTACAAAAACGGTATAGAAGATCTGGAGAAAGCACAGTGGTATCTAACAAAACTTATAGAGGTGAAAGGAGAACAACAATGAAAAAAATAGATACTCTGATTGAAGACATCTATAAGACACTAGAAGAAGGTGTTAACACTGGCAACATCCAAAACAGAGATGCTATTCATGCATGTGTCAATGCCATTGGGCAGTCAATCAAACGAGTGTACAGCCCAGAGGATAACGAGCAGAGAAAAGTAAAACGTCTGCGAATGTCACAGATAGGTAAACCAGACCGACAACTGTGGTATGATATGCAAGAAGGTGTAGAGCCAAGACCTATTGATGGTCAAACAAAGATTAAGTTTTTGTATGGTGACATCTTAGAAGCATTGGTTATTCTCATGGCACAGTTGGCTGGTCATGATGTTACAGAACAACAGAAAGAAGTTGAGATTGATGGTGTCAAAGGACATAAAGATTGTCGTATTGACGGTATGCTTGTTGATGTGAAGTCAGCATCGTCTTACTCTTTCAAGAAGTTCAAAGAAGGTACTCTAAATCTTGATGACCCCTTCGGTTACATTGCACAGATTAGTGGCTATGCAGAAGCAGACAAAGATTCGGAAGCAGGTTTTCTTGCTATCGACAAATCATCTGGTGAACTGGCACTAATGAAAGTAGAACCTGTTCACATGATCAATGCAGCACAACGTATTGGTAATGTGAAAGGAATGCTGAAGACAACTACACCACCTGCTCGTTGCTACTCAGATGAGCCAGATGGTAAGTCAGGTAACCGAAAACTTCCTGTTGGTTGCATCTACTGTCAGCACAAAGAGAAATGCTGGTCAGATGCAAATGGTGGGATTGGTCTTCGTGCCTTCCAATACTCAAACAATGTTCGTTATCTTACTGAGGTAGTGAACACACCGAACGTAGAAGAGATTGTGTAATGGCAAAACGAGCAAAGAAAGTTAAAGACCATCAGTACAGGTCAAACTCTGAGTTCAACACTGCCCAAGTTCTTCTAAAAAATAACATCGACTTCAAGTATGAAACCGATCCAATTGAATATGTCTGGATTGAAAACAAAAGATACATACCAGATTTTATTCTACCTAATGGTATCATACTTGAAGTTAAAGGACGGTTCATGCTAGAGGACAGGAAGAAGCATTTGTTTATTCGTGACCAGTACGGCAAGGACTACGACATAAGATTCGTCTTTGATAATCCTAATAGGAAACTTTATAAAGGTGGTAAGATGACCTATGGAGATTGGTGTGACAAACACGGTTTCCTGTATTGCAAACAAGGAGAGGGTATTCCCCAAGAATGGTTTCATGATCGAAAAAATAATCGAAATAGAACAAGAAATAAACGAGCCAAAGTCGCCTGAACAAACACTATTCTTGTGTGTACTTCTTCAAGCACTGTTAGATGCAACAAAGCCAACGTATGATGGTGAGCCTGATACGGCAGTCATTGAACGTGACAGAGCCATTGCTTGGTTTTTTGCATCTATCGGTGTGACTGCAGACGATTTTAGAAACGTCTGTGACTATGCTGGTGTTGATCCTTCTTACATGAGAGAGTTTGCTTACAAAGTTTTACGATCTGGTGAAATAGAATACGTAAGAAAGAGAATTAATGCTGTGCTAGGCCATTAACTTGTGATACAATAGAGTTTCGTTTTTACACAAAGAAAGGAAGCAGAATGAATAATTATCTACCAACTGACTATCAAAACTTCATTGCTCTTTCTCGTTATGCACGATGGAAAGAGGATGAGCAACGCCGTGAAACTTGGCCTGAAACAGTGGCACGGTATTTCGACTATATGAAAAATCATTTATATAAAAATCATAAATATGTTCTTGATGATATGACACGTGCAGAACTAGAAGATGCAGTTCTCAATCAAGACATTATGCCAAGCATGAGAGCACTCATGACTTCTGGTCCTGCTTTGGATCGGTGTCATGTTGGTGGGTACAACTGTTCGTACCTTCCTGTAGACAGCCCTCGTGCCTTTGACGAAACAATGTACATTCTAATGTGTGGCACAGGTGTAGGGTTCTCAGTTGAACGACACCATGTAGAAAAGTTGCCAATCGTAAATGAATCATTCCATGAAACTGACACAGTAATCAAGGTTGGTGATTCACGTCCCGGCTGGGCTAAGTCTCTTCGTGAACTTATTGCCATGCTTTATGCAGGTCAGATCCCTCAGTGGGATGTATCAGAGGTTCGTCCTGCTGGTGCACGACTAAAAACATTTGGTGGACGTGCATCAGGTCCTGCCCCTCTCGTAGAACTGTTTGAGTTCTGTGTAGAGAAGTTCAAGGGTGCTGCTGGACGTAGACTGTACCCAATCGAATGCCATGACATCATGTGTAAGATTGGTGAGGTTGTAGTTGTTGGTGGTGTACGCCGTTCTGCTTTGATCAGCCTGTCTAACCTTAACGATGACCAGATGGCACATGCTAAGTCAGGTCAGTGGTGGGAACATGAAGGCCAACGTGCTCTGGCAAACAACTCTGTAGCATACAAAGAGAAGCCACAGATGGGTACATTCATGCGTGAATGGTTGTCACTGTACGAATCAAAGTCAGGTGAACGTGGTATATTTAACAGGCAATCTGCAAAAATGCAAGCATCCAAGAATGGCAGACGTGATGCTGACCACGACTTCGGTTGTAATCCTTGCTCTGAGATTATCCTTCGTCCATATCAGTTCTGTAATCTTTCAGAGGTGGTTGTTCGGGCTTCTGATACCCACCAGACACTGGTTGACAAGGTTCGGCTGGCAACCATACTTGGTACATTCCAAGCCACTCTGACGGACTTTAAATACCTTCGTAAGATTTGGAAGAATAACACAGAGGAAGAACGTCTTCTCGGTGTGTCTCTTACTGGCATCATGGATAACCAACTTCTTTCTGGCAAGTCATCCCACATGGGTATGAACATTGGTCAGACACTAGAAACACTTCGTGACATTGCAATCGACACAAACAAAGAGATGGCTGAAGAACTTGGTATTAATCAGTCTGCTGCAATTACCTGTGTCAAGCCATCAGGTACAGTATCACAGTTGGTAGATAGTGCATCAGGCATCCATGCCCGACACAATCCTTACTACATTCGTACTGTTCGTGGCGACAACAAAGATCCATTGACACAGTTCATGATTTCACAGGACATTCCAAATGAACCTGATGTCATGAAACCAGAAAGCACAACTGTATTTAGTTTCCCAATGCAGTCACCATCTACTGCCGTTACACGTAACGATATGACTGCCATTGAGCAACTTGAGTTGTGGCTGCTTTATCAAAAGTATTGGTGTGAGCATAAACCTTCGGTCACCATCTCAGTAAAAGAAGACGAGTGGATGGAAGTAGGTTCATGGGTATACGAACACTTTGATGACGTATCTGGAATTAGTTTCTTGCCATTTAGTGAACACACTTACAAGCAAGCACCTTACCAAGACTGTAGTAAAGAAGAGTACACAGATATGTGTAGTCAGATGCCAGCAAAAATTGATTGGACTTTGTTGCAGGAGTTTGAGAAGGAAGACACTACATCAGGTGGACGTGAGTTGGCATGTACTGCTGGCGTTTGTGAAGTAGTGGACTTAACTGCAGCATGAGTGACGTAGTTGAAATCAAAGTGGTTGAGATGATTGAACACGAAGATGGTTCAGCAACAATGCATCTTGATATGTGCACACAAGCACAAGCCATGCTCATAGAGGCTGGCCTTATCTCCCTTCTTAAAAATTATATTGAAGAAAAGGAGCAAGAATGAAAGTAGACTTAGTTGACAGTATGGGTAGTGACCTAACGGTAGTCAATGCTGCGAGGGTGTCTTTTGATAAGACATCCTCTAGTCTTTCTGACAAAGATATAAAACTAATTAAGTATCTTGCAAAGCACAATCACTGGTCACCTTTTAGCCATGCCTTTCTACAGTTTCGTATCAAAGCACCTATCTTTGTTGCAAGACAATTAGGTAAGCATCAGGTAGGATTATCGTGGAATGAGGTATCTCGTAGATATGTAGACAGTGAGCCTGAGTTTTGTGAGCCAGAAATATGGCGAGGTAGACCAGATAATGTGAAGCAGGGTAGTGATGGTGAAGTTGAAGTAAATAACACCACATATATCAGGGCTATGTCTGAGTTAGTAGGCTATTATAATGGCTTAATTGCAGAGGGTGTAGCACCTGAGATGGCTCGTATGGTATTGCCACAATCCACTTACACAGAGTGGTATTGGTCAGGAAGTTTGTATGCTTTTGCAAGGGTGTGTAACCAAAGGCTTGATGAAAACTCACAACTTGAAACATCGTATATTGCAAATGAAATTGACGAACACTGTTACGAACTATTTCCACATAGCTGGGAAGCATTGAGAAAATGATTGAATGTAGTGGTTTCGATTTGTTGTGGTGGCAATGGTGGATACTCTCTGCCATTACCATTAATACTGTTGTTAACTTGATAGTCTTTTTTAGAGGAAGGAAGTTTAAAGCATGAATGGTGTGATACTTATGTTATTTGGAATATGGTGCATGATTGGCGTACTTATCCTAGAGGTAAGAAAAGTACGTAAAGTATTTGACGAAAATATGCGTAGCATGTATAT